CGTAGGTATGTGGATGGTGAGCCTGAGTTCTATGAGCCTGATGTTTGGAGGGATAAGAGTGAGGATAAGAAGCAGGGTAGTGGTGGAAAAAGTCAGTCCCAGTACTTCCCTAACATCTATATTAAAGAGGTGGCAGAGAAGGCACTAGGTGACTACAAGAAGATGCTAACTCAAGGCATTTGTCCAGAGCAAGCACGTATGATATTGCCTCAGAACACCATGACTGAATGGTACTGGTCAGGGTCCCTAGATGCCTTTGCTGACATGTGTCGTTTAAGGTGTAAAGAGGACACACAGGCAGAGACACAAGAGGTAGCATGGGCTATAAGTTTAAAGATGGAAGACCTGTTTCCTGTGTCATGGGTGGCACTTAGAGATGAGTGATGACGTAAACAAACCAATAAAAATACTAGAGATAGACGAGCATGAGGATGGTAGTGCAACAGTACAGGTAGAGTGTGACCCTGAGACGTTTGCAGCTATATTCAGTGCAGGTTTTGTACAACTAATAATGAAGGGACTAGAGAAGGATGAACACTGAAGAAATGATGAAGATGTGTCGTTCACTTGCGTACAAGTACAATTCACCTAATCAATTCGATGATCTGGTGTCCGAGGGAATGTTGGAGTGCTTAGAGCAAGTGGATCAGGGCAACACGCATGGGGCTAATCTAAGGCGTATGGCTAACAGGGCTATGCACGACTACCTAAATATTAAGACACTAGCTGTAAGTGTACCTCTAAGTGATTTGTCAAGGTCATTGGCTAGAGGTCAGGGAGGCTCTAAGTTTCAGACTTATAGTAAAGAAGGGGAAGATATCCTTAAAACAGCTATTAATTCTACTACCACACCGATAGAAAGTGTTGATGTAGTTGATGAAGACTCTGACCCTGCTGTTGTATATGAAAAACGACAAGATATGCTAGAGACTATGCGTGTTGCAAGGAAGACACTCTCTTACGAGGAGTGGGGTCTAGTGGAAATGCGTTACCTTAAAGGTGTCACGTTAGCTAAGATTGTTGAGGATTGTGGTGGTAAATTTGGTACAACACCTATGGAAGTTAAGAGGGCTATAGATAAGTGTATCAAAAAAGTCACAGAGGCCATTTAAATAATGTGGCTTTTGTTAATTATACCGTAAAAAGTTGCTATAGGTAAGTACAGAGGTCTTACTTAGGAAAAGGAAATAATAATATGAATAAAGAAAGAGTACATCAACCATGTCCATATATTGATTGTGGATCGTCTGATGCTTTCAGTTATAACACAGATGGGTTTGGTCGTTGTCACTCTTGTCTTAAGTCGTACCCAAGTAAAACTGGTGATACCTTTGAGTGGGCAAGAGACAAGTACCCACTAGCGGAAAAGGAGAATATCATGTCGTTTACACCTAAGAGAATAGAGACCGCTGGTGATGGTCGTTATACACCCCTCCGAGGGATTAATGCCCGTACTATGGAGGACTTCAATGTTAAGACATATGATGGTCGCCAAGAGTACGTATACCCCAGCGGTGGAATTAAAGTCCGTACCCTACATGAGAAAGGTTTCTATACTAAGGCAGGGTTTAGAGGTGATGAACTCTTCGGTATGAATAAGTTTAATGCAGGTGCTAGTCGTGTTGTTGTTGTAACAGAAGGAGAAGTTGATTGTCTCTCTGCCTATCAGATGTTGGATCACAAGTACCCTTGTGTTTCTCTACCATCATCAACACCATCAAAGAAACTGTGGCAAGGTAAGGCTAAGGATTGGTTGAACTCTTTCCAAAAGATTATACTATCTGTTGATACGGATGATGCAGGGAATGGCATAGCTGATAAGATCGCAGGTCTCTTCCCTAACAAAACGTATCGAATACCACATGATAAGTATAAGGATGCGAATGAGTTCTTACAATCAGGTGCTAATGAGTCCTTCAAGACAGCCTTCTTTAATGCCAAGAAGTACACACCTCAACATGTGTGGAATACAACGGAACAATTCTTAAAGATATTAAATGCTAAGGATGATGCAAAGTTTGTACCAACAGGCATTGCTGCATTTGATGAGGTGGCTCTAGGTCTAATGCAAGGACACCTCACAGTATTCCAAGCACCAGAGGGCATAGGTAAGACAGAGTTTATGAGGTACTTAGAGTATCACATGCTCTCAAAACATTCGGATACACCCATTGCTATCTGTCACCTAGAAGAAACAAAGAAGAGAAGTATCTTAGGTCTTGTATCCTACCAGTTAGGGATCAACCTCACTCGTAAGGATCTGATCGAAGAGAACAACATGTATGAAGAGGTGGAGCAAGCAGTGATTGACCTCACTGAAAAGGAAAACCTCTACCAATTTACGATCTCTGTTGATGAAGATCCGATGGAGATTATGAATAGGATTAGATACTTTAGTCAAGCATGTGGTGTTAAGTATGTATTCTTTGAACCTATCCAGGACCTTGCTTACTCTCGTCTTGGTGATGAGACCATAGAGAAGTGGTTGTCCTCTCTATCAGTACAACTTTCAAGGATGGCTGCAGAATTAAATGTAGGTATCGTTACCATCGCACATGAGAATGATGACGGACAGATACGAGACTGTCGTACCATTGGTAAGAGAGCTAGTGTTGTTGTTAAATTACAAAGAGATAAGATGTCATCCGATGATGAGGACATAAACACAACACGATTACTTGTTGTAAAGAACAGACCTGCTGGTACAACAGGACATGCTGGGTTGCTTGCCTTTGATGCTGATAGTTTTACCCTCAAAGAAAAGTTTGAGAGGTTTGTATGAGACTAGAAGTTATGGACATTGAAACAGATGACCTCGATGCCAAACATATCTGGCTTATCTGTTGTAAAAATGTCACAACTAAGAAGATAGTACTGTTCAAGAACTTGACAGAAGATAAACAAGAGGCAGCAAGATTTAAAAAATACTGTGAAGGTGTGGATAAGTTTATCTTTCACAATGGTATTAGCTTTGATGTTCCTGTTATCAACTCTTTGCTTGGCTTTACGATCGAGCCTAGTAAAATCATAGACACTCTCGTTATCTCTCGTTTGTACCACTACTCAATACTAAAGGGTCATAGTCTGGATGCTTGGGGAAGGAGATTGGGTCTATATAAAGGTAAGTTTACAGACTTTAAGTCAGGTCTCTCCGATGAGATGATTGAGTATGGGATCAACGATGTTGAGGTAACTCATAGACTCTTTGACAACTTCAAACACATTGTCTTTGACGACAAGTGGGCTAAGTCTTTGAGGTTAGAGCATGACATACAAATCATTTGCCAAGGTATGAAAGAGAATGGCTTTAAGTTTAATGAGGATCAGGCAGAGGAGTACTTAGGTTCTGTCTTGGTAAGGATGGAAGAGTTAGAGAAACAATTCCAGATAGACTTCCCACCTAAACTTACTGAGATTAAGAGGATAAAGTACAAGGTTAGGGCAGATGGCAGCCTGTTTAAAAATGTGACGGATGCTTTACTGAAGTATGAGAACACAAAGGTAGAGGGTGATGACCTTGTGTGCCTTGATTACATGAACTTTAATCCAGGTTCTACCAAGCAGAGGATTGAAAGACTATGGGAAGCAGGTTGGAAACCAGTGGACAAAACAAAAGGACACCTGCTCTTTGAAAGAGAGGAAGACAAAGACCCAGAGAGAGGTAAGAAGTTTGTGTACTATGGATGGATGTGTAACGAGACTAACCTCAACACACTACCTGTCGATGCACCTTCAGGTTGCTTGGCTCTAGCTGAGTGGCTTACCTTAGAAGGACGGAGAAGTTCTTTAGCTGAGTGGTTAGGTTGTGTCAAAGAGGACGGAAGGATACATGGATCATTCAATCACATCGGTGCATGGACAGGAAGATTGTCACATGCTGCACCTAATCAAGCTAACATCCCATCTGCCTTTTATGGTACACCAACAACGGCAGTAGAGAAGGTAAAGCACACCTATGATGGAGCCTTTAGAGAGTTGTGGTGTGTCGGTGAAGGTAACTACTTAGTCGGCACAGATGCAGACGGAATCCAACTTAGAATATTAGCTGATCTTATGGGGTCACAAGAGTATGTCGATGCTATATTAAGTGGTAAGAAAGAGGACGAGACGGACATACATAATGTTAATCGTAAAGCTTTAGGTCTGTCTCACATCACAAGGGACATGGCAAAGAGGTTCATCTATGCCTTCTTACTGGGTGCAGGTACAGCAAAGGTAAGTCAGATACTAAAGAC